CTGTTTTTGCAAGCCCCTACATAAAATATGCTAAGACTATATTTACTTATGTATCGCCTTAACTCTTACAATGCCGTTTTTACCTAGCAACGCATCTTTCAATCCTGCAATAGTTGTTGCTGCCGCTATGTTTATTGCTAGTTGTGCATCGGGGTCAATTTGCGGTATGCTATCAGCTGCACGTTCGGCCTCATACTGTGCCTGTTCCTCCAGAGTCATTTCGATATACTCACCATCTACATATCTTTTCATCATACATCCTCCCCATATAATTCATATGAAGTGCCTACCGGAAAGTCAAAAGACGCACCATATATGGATAGTGCAATAGACGTTATGCTCGTAATAGACTGCCCATGCAATACAGATGTGAACTCCGACAAAGTAGTTGTTCCATCAGATGCAACATGAACGCCGAGACTGCGTATTAACACAGCACTTGCGAGCAGGCACATATTAACTTGCTGCAAACTGTAAAGTGTGTTGCCTCGCCCTATTTCGGCATAAGATATAGCTCCGGCAGTCGAATAATAATTATTTGATGAAATATTATTAATTTTTAATAGCGCAGCTTGTGATGAGGCACACGCAGGTATATACAGATTTAATGTTGCCCGTTTTAAATCCAACGCTTTATCTTCGCTATCTGTTGAAATCGTTATGCTCGCTACCGCCTCTGTAAGCGTACCCGATTTTTTTAATCCATACTTCGCTATTACTGTCAAAGAAACGGCATTTTCGTCTATTGCAGCCTTTACAGTTTCAGCAGCTAACCCGCTTGCCGTGTTGTCGTAATATATGGCGCTTGACGTTGTTGTTAAATCAAGCGTTCCGCTGTTGTTTAACGTTGCCAATTTGCTGGCAGATACAGCGTCTATGTGTAGCGTTGCTCCTTCAGCTACATTAACAGTGGTGCCAATACACATTGCCGCCCCAACATAAATTTCTGATCCAGCATTTATGTTTAAAGTTCCATCGCAATTCTCGAAGCCTAAAAATTCACCACGACAGGCGGTGAAGGTATGCGTTCCTTCAAAGTAACCGCCCTAATTCGCAACTACGCCAGCTATGTTTGTAAAATCTACATTGGCAAACCACATTGTGCTTTGTCCATATATTTGTATAAATGCGCCGCCTATTGTGCAAGAAAAAACCCAATCCTTATTTTCAGCCGTGTTGCAGTCACAAACATCAAGTACAAAGGCGTTTGTGTAGGCTCCGGTTGCGTTGCCGTTTAGTTTTAGATATCTGAATTTAACGTAGACTGCCGTTGTCTCGAAAGTCAAATTTCCGGTTAATATTGTATCGCCATAGCCCTCTAAGGTTATGTAGTTCTTGCTGATAGTTAAATTTTCAGTATATGGATTTCCAGTCGCTATCTTAATGCAGAATCGGTTGGTTGTAGTGCCACCCGTGATGGAATCCAATGCAGCTTGAATTGTTTTAAACGGAAGATTGTAGGTTCCGATTTCCGTATATGTACCGGTTCGCTTATTGTCAACATATAAAACATTTGTCCCTTGTGAAATTAAACTCAAATCGGCTTTGCTTGTCAAAGTTGTGTTTGTCTCAGCCCAATTATAACTGCTTTTTACTGACATAATATCACCTCTTAATAAATGTACTGTGCGAATTTTAACTGATTAGCTGAACTTGCAATAAACCAACTACCTGTAGTCAGATACAAAGGCCCTGCCTTTTCACCTGCGTCAATGTTCCAGCTGCCAGTTCCTGAACCAAGTGTTGAAGCATTCCCCATATAAATTGTCGCAGTACCTACATTATGCAAGTCGAATGTTCCATTGTACGAAAACGTTGTCGCCACTGTCGAAACAGTCATTGAGCTTATATTGCCGTATTTGTATCCACCTTCTCTGAATATGTCAGACATATAAATCACCCTTTACACTTTATTTTATGACCGCGCAATTGCTTTTCAAGTTCAAACGATTTACCACACTTTTCACATGTGTACGGTTTAGACTCTTCCTTAACCTCATGCGGTTTTAGAAGCACAATTATTTCCTGCAGCTGTTCGGATATATTTGATAAAAGCATATTAGTCGTATCGCCTTGTGCTCGTTTTTTATCTATTTCAAACATAATACCTCCAAAAGAATAAGGCGGTTTTTAAGCCGCCTGTTTGTTAAGCGTTTCCAATTACCATGTAATATGCGGCTACCTCAGTTGCTGTACCAGATGCGTTACACACTATCCACCGTACGCCCGTTTGAGTTGCCACGGCACCAGCTATAATGCCGGTTGCCTGCGGTGTTATTTGCGCATACAAAGCGGTCGACAGCCCACAGTTTGTCACGCACGACATTACCGTAGCGTTTGACGCTGTTACTGTGCCGAAAGCCACCTTAAGCTTTGTACCGTATAGTACAGCGTTCAATGCCGCCGCGCCTATGGTCAAACCGGATATGTTAGCATTTAAAGCAGATGCATCAACGCTTGTCACTAAGCCCGATACGGCGTTGTTAACAGCAGAAGCGTATTGATACATGGTACCTGCTGAGTCATAAAATCCTTCTGCGCGGACGTATGACGATACCCTCGTTGTGTCTGTTGCCATTTATTTTCACCTCCAAAAAAGCAATAGCCGCCATGTTAAGACGACTATTGCCATATTTTTGCTAAGCTGGTATATTTCCTAATATGAACTTCCAATCATATATGCCGATTGCAAAGCGGCAATATGTTCCTATGGCCCATGAAAGAGTTTCAAAATTACTGTGGCTGGTAGTTTCGGGTTTTACCCTGTCAAGGAAGTACAGGTTTTCTTTTGCTGCAACGCTGTCAATCCAGTGCCATGGATGTCCTGTATTACCTGACTGTCTTTTGAGCTTCTTCCACACAATAACCTTAAACATGCCCTCGTAGATATTGTACTCGTTGTTGGCTACTTTAGGCTTTTTGTCACTATTGGCAAGTTCAAGCGCTGTCTTGGCATTACCCATACCAACTAACAAAGTGTCACCAAAATAACTGCCATCGTTTCCTGTGTCGTCTGTAAAGTCCGACATGGCTACGATTGCAGAATCAAGGTTGTCACCATCGAGTGAGTTGGTGGTTTTGTTGTCGAGGTATGAAGTGTTTTTACCGGATTTACTTACATGGGTATCATTTACAAACGAAACACCATCTGCACCCAACGTCCATGTGTATGCATCGCCATCTTTGGTAAATGAACTTTGATCGCAATTGGTAAATACTGCGGCTGCAAAGTTTTCCTGCGTTCTATATGCAGCTTCCATCAGTGACTTACCCGCTGTCTGCATAGACAGAAGTTTATTGTCATCAAGGAACTTTCTGCCAAATGATGCGGTGTCGGAAAATTCAGTAAATTCAATGTTTTTTGCAAAGTATTCGTCAATGTCCGAATAATTTCGCGTGCCGTGCAATTGTTTTAAATCGCCTCGCGCGCTTGTTCCAAGAATAGCAACGGACGGTTCGTTAACGTCCCTTCTTTCAAACAATTCGCTGATTATTCCCTGATCGGCTTTAGCTGCGCCTATTTCCTCCATGAACGCCATTATAGGAGTTTCATACTGGCCTACAAGTTTATTAAATTCTGTTGCGGTATAGTTAATCATTCATGTCACCCCCTTATATTGCAGGGGCAAAGATTACATAGATTGAACTGGTCGGAGAATCCGCCGTTGCAACCTTGTAAACCAATAGCCCTGTTCCTACTGCCACTGCGCCATTAACACTTGTTCCAACAGATGCAGTACCAATATTAACCTTGGTTCCTGCTACTGTTGCAGCTGTTATGGCTGTGGATGGTGTTGTTTTCCATACCTGATTATCATTTACAGGTATTACGGTTGGATAGTAAGATGCTGTCACCGTAGATGATGCAGCTGATACTTTAGATATTGCGTATACTGTGTCAGCGCTGTCTGCATAGCACAAGGCACCGCCTGTAACTTTCAGAGCCTGACCGTTGTATAGCACATATCCGCTAAGTGCAGGAAGTCTTTTTTCATCATAAAGACTGTTTCCTTCACCCTGTACAAATTTTGCGAATTCAAACATAGTTAATCCCTCCCAATAAAATAACGGGAGGCTTTCCCGTTATCTTTTATGTTTTGCGTAGTACATTTTTTGTTTCATAGGATCTTTGATCCCCACTAATTCCAGATTCTTTTTAATTACATCCGGCACAGTGATGTTGTCATACTCTGCAGGTGTATTTGAACCATTTACCTGCGCGGTATGAGCCGTACTCATTGCAGTAGCTTTTGCTTGATTTGCTCCGGTTTTTCTGGCATTTTCAATGTCTGTGTCATATCTTGATTCTTTCAAATGGCTGAGCAGTGTACGTTTGCTTTTGCCCTCGTCCCATGCTTTCCAAACCTCTGCCGGAATGTCAGAAGCTTTCTGTATGTCCGGGAAAGCTTTCTGCGCTTCTTTAAAGCTATTAACAAGAAATCTGTCCTGACGTTCTTTTTCTGCCTGCTTAATCAACGGGTGTTCATTCACCTTCGCGTCAATCTGCTTGTTGATGATTGCGCTTATTGTTTTTTCATCGATAGTAGGCTTTGTTTCCGGTTTCACTTCCGGAGTTTCAACGCCGATGCTTTCAAGGTAGTCAAGGTATTCATCCACGCTTGAAAATCCTTCGGGCAATGCTTTTTTTGTAAGCTTGTCAAACTTTGACTTGTAACCTTCATTCTCTTTTAAAAGGTCGTCTGCAAGTTTGGCTTTTCTGCGCATTTCTGCCCATGCTGCATCTGGTTTGTTGCCATCAGGTGTCGGGGTGGCTGCTCCCGTCGTATCGCCTATTTCGCCCGTGGCATCCGTATTTGTGGGAGTGACTGGTTCCCCTGCGGCTCCGCCGCTTGCGTCAAGTTCTTCCATCAACGGTGTAGGAAAATATTTATTAAATAACATAATTGCCTCCATATGAGTTTTTTGCCCGATTCTCACGGTTAAAATAAAAAAGCGCCCTATTGGCGCGTGTGATTAGCGTTTACTAATCACTTTGTTTGCTTTTGCCCATGTTGCCACAAGGTTTAGCTCTCAAATCAGTTCCCTTCTGTACCTTCTGAGTTGAAGGTGCTCTGTCGTCTCCTGTGCTACCGAAAGTAAATGTGGACTTGTTAGGCATTGTCTTTTTCATATATATCACCTCCTGTCCCTGTAATCTGCATTCCATATCCGATCCATCATTAATTCTTCTTCTGCTTCTGTAACAGTCCGGGATTCCTTTACTTTTTGCGAAGCAAGCATATCCCTCATATATTGGATGTTAGTTCCCGGGTTATAGCGTATTTTTGTAAGACTGCGGTTTTTACTGCCGCCGCCAGGTTGAGTGAAAGTCCCTTTATTCACCGGAATCACTTCCTTACTTTATCGTAGGCAATCGCTACAGCTTGTTTGATTGCCTTTTTCTTACTTTTAGGCTTTGATGTGCCAATTTTTCCGGTTTGCTCATACTTGTTAACAAGCTCTTTTATGTTGGGTTGCATATTTTTCTTACCTGATTTTAATGGCATTATTTTTTCACCTTCATTCTTGCAATAGTTTTTACGGTTTCAATTTCTTTCTTTGCGCACTCCTGAGCTGCAGACATTCTTTTTACATCCTTGCGGATTTCCTCTGCGCGCTTCAATGTGCGCATATCTTCTTCCGCCCGCCAGGACTTTTCCATTGCATTTGCTTTCACTTAGCGCACCTCCCATACCGTGTACTTTTCATTTTCGCGATAAAGTTGTTCATGTAGTTTCTCAAACGGCTTTAATCCTGTCTGTACAATGTCGCAATCGCCGAAATCAGCCAGTAATTCCTTGATTGAATATTCTTTCATACCGAGTACAACTAGACCGTTTAAATCGCTTTTGGCAATGTCTACAACGGCTTTAGAAATCTTTTCTTTCGGTGCAGCGTACCGAGTGGCGTTAATATCTGTTACTGTCAAAGGCAAACCTTGTTCTTTTTGTTTCTGCCAGATTTCCAAAACTGAACCGGAGCTGCCTAAGATATTACCGGAACGCACGACAATAAACCGCGTTCGGTTATCGCCTTGATAATTCTGCGCATTTAGTACAAGATGTTCAGCCATTGCTTTGCTGCATCCGTAAACATTCATTGGACTTACCGCTTTATCTGTGGACATCTGGATAAAAGTTTTAATATTATGTTCAATAGCGCAATCTATGGCATTCTGAACGCCTATAACGTTGGTTTTAAGGCATTCAAACGGCTGTTCTTCACACGACCAGACGTGTTTCAAAGCGGCAAAATTAAAGCAGGTATCAATGTTTTCCATTGCCCTGCTTAATCTTTCCTTATCCCTTATGTCGCCTATTATGTAACGTATTTTGGAGTGTTCGCCGTATTTTTGCCTTAACAAGTGCATAGTGTGTTCGTGCCTTGCGTATACCCTTACGGAACGGATATTTTCTTTTAACAGGATTTCAAGCACAGCCTGACCTAGTGTCCCGGTTCCGCCAATTATGAGAATATTTTTATCAGACAGCATTTGTACCCCCTATTTTCTGTGCTATGGAATTCATTATCTGTCCCTGCGGACTATTTTGTACCTGCGTCTGCGCCTGTTGTTGCTGTTGCTGAATCGCCATTTGCTGGTCAAATTGTTCTTGCAAAGCTTGTAAAATCGTATCAGCGTATGGGAAATTCAATTTGGACATAAGTTTCCATACTAACAAGTTCTTTTCAGTGGGTTCCATATATCCACCGTTTGCAAGTTCCTTAATTTGTTCAATCATCGCTGATCTATTTTTGTTCATTGCGGGTTCGGCGGAAATTTCGATGTCCCAACCTGACCAAACTGGCGTGCTACCGTTCATTTTTACCATGTCTAATTTATTGAACGTCCCGTATTCAGGTTTCAGTTTTGAATCTATCCTATACGGTCTGTCGCCATCCGAGAAGCAAAGTATATGGTCACACAACAATTGATAAATTCTCTTGTAGGCAATGTTTTTTTCATTCGCTTTTATGCCAATTTTTTCAGCCGTTTGATTTATAAGTGAATCAGTCATTTTGCCAGATTGTGACTCGCCCTTGTTTATACCTTGCCAAACCGATGTAATGCCGATCATGTATTGAAGCTGATCGGATATGAACGAATAGAATTCAAGTGCTTCGCGCCCATTATCTTTAAAATCAACAGTTTTAAAATTATTTACATCTTTTACACCTATTACAGTAAGATCGTCGTTGTCAAGCAGTGCCGCTGCTGCTTCTTCCATATCTTTGTTATATAAAACCTTTGATGTTCCTTTAAGAATCTTTTCTTCGTGCTTATAAACCATTTTTTTCATAGTCTGTTCAAAGTCGGCAGTTCTTTCAATGTCAGATATCCCGACAATTGACTTTGACCTTGGAATGTTGTTCTGTATAACTATTGGGATAGATTTAGGGCCTTTCGGATAGTAATAAGGAACTTCTGTACCTTTAGGTATTTTTACAATATTTATCCTTTTTTGTTCTCCGTTTTCGTCTTCGTATTCCTCGTCATATCCGTAATCTTCCTCGATAGTTTCAGAATCCAATAAAGCTTCGTTGCCTTTTTCGTCCTGTTCAAATTCCTCTTTATCCGGGTTATACTTGCGCCTATGATAATACTTTGGTTTCTTTAAAAGTATTAATTTATCACTGAATACCGTCATACACAGTTCGTCGTCGTCGTCAAGATACCACTTTTCAACAATGGCATATTTAGTTAATGGGTGATTCATCTGTTCAGAAAACAAATCAACTTGTGCGTTTATATCGTTGGTATTGTGCACGTTTGAGCCATTCCCGTCACCGACCGTATCGTATTTGATATCAGCACATAAACCATACTCAGGCAGCTTTTTGGCTATATCGCCATACTTTTTGATGCAATCCTGCAAGGTCTCGTTTTCAACGTGATACATGCAGCGACACTTGTTCTTATCAACACTTCCAGCCGCCCATGCGATGTTTTTGGGATGAACCTCAATAATCTCGGGTCTTCCCCTGAACCCAGGGCCTTGATAATTGAAATTCCACAAAACCTTATAGCAGGTTATACCATGCTTTTTTACGACACGTTCAGCGGATGAATTTACTTCATCAAGGTCGCTGTTCCGTATTGTATAGTCAGCCTCAGCCTGCAATTTCTTTACGGATTGCTCATCATCCTCCGCTATCGGCTTGAACACGGCTTCGGGGATATTAAGATCTATCTGTGCTTCTATAATAGACTGTGATATCCTTATCGGCGTACGTGCATCATCAGAGGCAGAAGCAGAATATGTATTTCCGAATGTCCTGTCGCCGACATAAATCTTTTCTTCACGGTCAAATTTTTCATTCCACGGTTGTTTCTCTTTGTCGGCAGCTTCGTACTCTTCCATCAGCGTAGTTGCTTCTTTGAGCATTTCATCCATGTCTTTAATTTCCTGCATTTTCTTTTTCCCCCTGTCTACAAGGGATTTTAAAGGCTTCAATATATCCATTTATCATCATCCCAATATTCTTTGTTTGATATGAACACTCTTTATAGCGTTGCCATACTTTTCAAGGAATTCTTCAACCGGAAAGCCGATGTCTCGATACCCGAGCATTGCATAAGCTGCAATACCATACATGAATTCAATGTCAAACTGATTTTTATAAGCAGTGTCTGTGCGATACAGTTTTTCATCAAAAGTTGCCATTAAACCTATTAGCCTTTCGGCGGAAAATTCCATAAGTTCATCCTTTGACATTTTGCACAATGATTTTCGCTTTGTTTCTGGACGTTTCGGAACATCTTTTATTGGTTTTACAGTTGGAGCCATGCGAATCTCAGGCGTTGAAGTGCTTTCAAAATCCATTTTTATTTCCTCCCAAATTTCTTTTGATAATATCGTTTAAGCTGCGGGTTTTGCGTTGAATCTATCAATACGCTCGGGTGAGTATATCTTGTGTTGTCCCATTGCTGCGGCTGCTCGCGTATATAGGCGCGTTGCTGTGAGCGGGCTTCGTGCATGATAGAAAACGACATCACACAATCATCGTGGAATCCCTGTTCAGCTTCTTCTTTCCCACTGTGAGCGTAAATAAATGTCTGCATTTCCTGCAATGTAGCAAGGTCGTTTACAAGTTGAATTTCATCACGCACTATTGTTCTTGCTTTGTCTATCAGTTTTGGTCTTGTCGATGTAGTTGTCAGGAATCCAAATTTTTGTTGCTTAGAACCTGAAATTTCGTCGTATGTCTCGCGCTTATACTGGTTGTAATACCCTAAGTATTGCATATGCTTTATTGTGGAAAGCCCATGATTATTAGCTTCTGTTGCTACCAGCGCATTGTTGTAATATCTCGCAAGTTTTATCTGTTCTTCTGCAAATCTATCCGGTTCAGTATGCAATCTTTGTGATGCAACCTGATTTCCAGTAGTGTTGTCGCAAACTTGGTTGACGGAAAAGTCACCACCACGGATGCCTTCTGCGACATCCGCACCAATAACATACGGAATATTGGGTTTGGGATGCTGATAAATAATCAATGTGCCATTTTTATCAGGTACAAAAACATATCTTCCGTTTTGAACTTCAATATATCCAACGTCGGATGGATTTTCTTTATACTGTTTTGACAATAGTTCCAATCGCCTTGTAACCTTTGTTATGTCAAATACTGGTCTGCCCGACGAAAGAAAGCTTTCTTCCGGACACGCCGGATACTCTTGATGAAACTGGTCTAAGTCGCCGGAACATTTATTTTTTATAGCCCATCTGCGCCATTCCAATTGGTCATTGTTAAGGTTATATTCTTCCTTGATACGGGTTTCTTCTTCGTTTAATTCAAACCCGGTATATGGCATCCTGTAACCTTCATCATCAAACCACGGTACAAATAACGGAATGTAGCTGTTTTTTCCTAATACAGCATCATCCCATAAACTTTTAAAGTAGTTCATGCCCTTAGATGTGCTCTCGCATATAACAATACTGTTTGTCTGCGGAACAGAGTTAAGCAGCGATGTCATCGTTTCTTTAATGTTTCCCGGCCACTTGGCAATTTCGCTCAAATGAAGGTAGTTTATTGTGTAGGAAGATCCAGCGTTTTTGTTGTCTGCTGTTTCAATTAAGAACTTACATTGTAGTCCAGGGTCGTTACTTGGTGTAATTGGCTTTGATGGGTCAAATCGCGGATTTTCAAGTAACAATCCTTTACTCAAACTTGACCGTTTAGCCGGTTTTAAAAACTGTGGCAATTCTTGATAAAATAAGTCTGACATGTTGTTGATAGTTGTTGCTGAATCTGCATCAAAACTGACTATCATTGCAACCTTGCCTAAACTGAAATGCAATTCTTTAAAAAAAATAGCCTCAGTACATGTGCTAAAACCTTGCTTTCTACTTTTGCATATTATTACGTATAAGGTAGGTCTTGTTCTTTCGTCAGGATATTGTTCTTTCCAATCCTCTACTATTTTTACAAGCCTGTCTTGGCTTTTATTAGTTGTAAACGGCTTTATCGTACTTGTTTCTCTATCTCGTATCTTTAAACATGTTTTGAAATATAATTTAGTTCCGGTCATTAATTTTTTCAGATCGTCCACTATTTCACCCCAATTTTGGACATAAAAAAATAAGGCGGTTGTCCGCCTTACAAAAATTTATAAAGTCTTAGCCGAAAACCACTATCCCTTTAGGGTAGTGGATGAAGGCTCACGCATTCCCTAACCCTGATTCTGAATATATTTCTCAATAATATCCTTGCTTACATTACCAATACTACAAGCAAAATATCCATCCGACCAAAAAGTATTTTCTATCCAAAATTGTTTCGCTAAATAATTATGATTACTGTTCTGTCTCCATATTCGATATGTAGATATTTGTTTTAACAACCTCACAATGTCTAATATTGATTGAGTAGGGTTATAACTAACCAACAAATGTATGTGATCTTTGTCAACTTCCATTTCAGTTATCTCAAAATCTTTTTCTTCGGCAATATCATTTAATATTTGTTTAATTTGCTTTCCAAACTTAATAAGTAATTTCTTTCTATATTTACAAACAAATATTAAATGCACCATTATTAGATATTTACTATGGTTTTTGCTTGTATAATCCATGTTTTTCTACTCCCAACCCTACTCATATTTTTCATCTTAGGAATTTTCATTCCTTTGGGAGCATTATTAAAATCAATCTTATTCCCGTCAATATCCATTAATATTGCATATCCGGTACTCATTCTTCCTTTAATAAAATATTCAGAACCCAAATAATTAACCTTATCAAATTTCCTAAATCCTTGAATCTTATTTGTTGGAATTCTTTGCTCACTACGTATACCTTTTGATTGCTGATAATCTCCATCAGATATACATTTTTTAAACAATACCTCATTTATTTTAAAATTAACTTCATTGCCCTGTGAAGCAATTACTACCGCATCTATATAATGTTCTTTTGATAAATTTAACGACTGTCTGTGTTCTTTTGTTATAAATCCAAAGGTTTCTTCTGCTTCTGGTAATAATCTTAATAATTGCTGCCTTATACTGTTCATCTGCGTAGCATGTTTTAATTGCCCTTTAATCTTACCACCTTTTAATTTAATATCACCATCATGCAATTTGTCATGACATGTTTTACATAAAGTTATTAAATTGTCTTCTTCATCAGAACCTCCGTTCCTTCTGAATATAATATGATGTACTTCAAGCTTACTATCTTTACTTTTACCTTTACAATGCTGACAAGTATAATTATCTCTATCTAATACGTAAGCTTTTGTATTAGCAAAACCATAATTAATACCTTTTTGATATAACCACTTATTACTTAATACAGCAGGATTCTTTAATGCGTGTGAGTCAAATGTTGCTGTTTCAAGTATTATTTTAGTTATTGGCAATATGGATTGTACAAATCTTATTTCTTTTAAATGGCTATTTACCTTGCTTATCATTGTTGGAGAAAATCTATCATTTTTAATAGAATTCTTTCTATTTAACCATCTTGCTTTTCTATATCTTGTTTTGCGATTACGTCTATTTCTTCTGTATTTACTACGTTGTTTCATCTTGTCACTAATATCATTTCTGATTTCAATTTGCGATAGATAAACGATATCACCATTATTTTTTACTGCTGAACTACCTATTTTACCACTTCCTGTATCAATGCCAAGTGTGATATCTTGAGTATAATTTGTAGTTTGATACAAAAGTTTAATAGTAAATGGAGTTCTTCTTTTAACTTTTGCTTTACCTTGTTTCAATAACAACCTAGCAATTACAGGAGTACAAGGCATTAATGGTTTTCCATCATAATTAATCACATAAACCATAATAAAAATCCTTTCTGAATAAAAACTTTACCTTACGGTAAGTAATGCGTATCTTATTACTTTTACCATAATAAGAATCCGGCTTCACTTCGATAATGATAATTAAACTTACATGTATATATCACCGAACCTTACCTCAGTTCTACTTAAATATATACGATAGAGCAATGGTCTAGTGCGTCAACCATAGGTATCATAACTTAATTATCGTAGTATTCGTTTCTAAATACTTAATCTGGTGAACTTAGACTTCTAAGTATTGCTACTTGAAGCCACGATGCCTTTAGGCTCGTGGTAGTTCACAGGAGTAAGCCATGATTTAAGTATATACTGTATTTTATATGATGAAGTGGACTAAAAGTGGGTTACCTCAAAGTTTGCCATTCAATTTTATACCCTGACAGGAAAGTCCCAATGTGTTCAAGCGCTCGTTTATTCAATTCTTTGCACCAATCCTCGCTATAATTGCATTCTATTGCGACGTTTTTAAATTCTTTTACGCTGCCATCCTTTGTGAAATACCTTGACAATACAACACTTTGCTCGTTTGGCAGTAAACTTGACATTGAACTGTTTAATTTTTCAATAAAGCGTTCCAGTTCCCGCGTTTCAATCTCCATTTCAATTATTGTGGCGTTTCGTACGACATAAACCTCTACGCTTGACACGTTGCTATGATTAGCTGGAACCGCCACTCTAAAATTAACGGCAGATATTTCAGATTGCCGCTCTTTAAGGTCTGAAATTCTGCCTAATATCATTTTTAAATCATTTCGAAATCCGTTTTGGTTATGATATCGTAAGATGTTTTCTATTTGGTCGGTTGTCATTGATTCACCCCCTCATATTCTTCTGAATACTGGCGCTTCGCAATGTCTGCCTTGCAATAAATCCTTTACATTCCCGTTATCTATAGTTTTTTTGCATACAATCAATGCGTTATAAGCCGCTTCCACCGTGGCGTTGGCTTCGTCTGCTCCATGCGACCAACTTATAGATATGTAAGGCATCAAAACACCCTGTCGAATCATTTCTTGGTCAAATAATGTTTTTATCTCCAATGGTTTTATATTATCGTCGTAAGTCGCGTAGACAATTGACGGATTACATGGAATAAAATCATTAACCTGCATGTATTTGTTCATGCCAGCATTGTATATAACGGTTTTTAACATTTCTGCGAATCTTCGTCCTACTGCCCATATACGATTAGTTACTTTGCGTTCCCTCAATTCCCTTATAGTAGCTATTGCTGCCGCTAAATCGGGTGTATTTGAAAAATAAGTACCAGATAAAAAAAATACATTCCCTTTGCTGCGTAGTCCTAAATCAAATAGTTCTTTTTTACCCGCTAGGCAGCTCACAGCGTAACCGTTACCCATACCTTTGCCATAACATGCTAGGTCAGGTTTAACATTATATAAGCCTTGTACGCCCCTTAAATCGTATCTGAATCCGGATATTGTTTCATCGAGAATAAATATAATGCCGTACTTATCGCACAGGTCACGGATATACTGCAATTTTTCTTTTGTAACGTCAACGGTGGCAGGGTCAAGGATAATGGCGGCAACACTATTTGCCATTATGTATGCGTCAAGAGTAATGGTATAATTATGAGATTCCATAGTACACATGTTTGTTGATTTTCCAGTTATAGTAAGATTGTTATAGGAATACTTTACTACGGTAGAATCTTTTGGTATGCCATCGCTTACAACCGTTGAGCCAATGAAAAAGTCCGCTGTGCTAATAAATGGGTTTTCTTCCGCAATTAGTACAATATCTCTGCCTGTGTAGGCTCTGGCTAGTTTGACCGCGGCATGGGTCGCGTCGCTCCCATTTTTGCCGAATTTACAAACTTCACCTAATTTCAATTCCTGCGTGATAATCTCGCGTAATTCCCCCTCATATGGGTTAGATCGCGTAAAGCATACACCTTTGTCAATGGCGGATTTTGCTGCTTCGTCTACTTTTGGATTACAGTATCCTAATATGCAGGCTCTGAGTGCCATCCCCCAGTCTATAAATTCCCGCCCATCGTCGGCGGTTACATGACAACCGGAACCTTTGATAAATGTGTCGGGTGCGTTCGCAGGAAAGCAATCATTTGACCTGCTGTATGTAGCGTAATGTTTCATTCTTTTGTAACCTCCTTCAATATGTAGTCAAAGTTTGATACAGGGTAAAGAGAAGTAAATATTTTGGCTAAATGAACAACCATGACTTCGGTGGACTGCTTTTTCTGCCTCCTAGTTGTTTCTGAAATGTTTATTTCATCCATTAAGTCATCTGCTATGTCGCAAATTTCTCCAGTTACGATATGATACAGTTCGTGTACTATGCATTCATACCAATCGGTAGGCAATGCTAAATGATCTACATTAACATATATTCTCGCTTCTTTTCTTAGCCTGTATCTTTCACACATCATTGCAGTATCGAGATTATCGGAATTCATCAGATGTTTTACTTCATACTGATTTGTGTATTCAATTCCAATATCCCAATCCAGAATGCGCATAATTCGTTGAAGTTCCTTTATTATTTGCTCAATTTGCTCTTTTGTTGGCATGTGTGACCTCCTTAAAATTTGCATTAAAAAAGCAGCCTATTAAGCTGCTAAACCTGTGTCAATTTCTTATTTTGGGTATTTAGGTGTAGTTAATATCAAATATATAAGTATAAGTATTAAGCCTATCGCCATTCCTATAAGGCAAGCCGTAAAGTCAATCATTTTTTATACTCCCTTCAATTTTTTCAAGCATATTCATAACTGCTTTTTCATCCTCTTTGCTGAATAAATACTGCTCTTTGCCTTGAATGGCTAAAATCCAGTTAGCCAGTTCATTTTCGTACATCAACTCTGGAATATTTTCATTATACCCCGGCGCTGCTTTGCCCTTGTCGTAACCGTGCGTCTCTTTTAGCCCATCTGCCGTTTCGATACTGATAAATGAATCGTTCCAGTTCCATTTGATTGCGCCCTCGCTGCCAATTATTACTAAGCTTCTTGTTGCGGGGCGCGAAAGTATGTCAATTAGGACGGTACCGACGATTGATTCTTGGAAAGCGTGTCCGCGTATGAAACTAACTCCGTTTATATCTCCGATATTGTCCGTTTGGAATGTCTGTTTGTTGAATTTTACACTTGCCGCGTATATATCATCAGCGGATATATCGGGATCATTCAGCTTTTTATCTACAAAACCTGCACAATTTTCAGGCGTTCCAAATAGGTAGCTGAGCCACGATAATTCAAAGCAGAACATTTCTTTTGCCCCAAGTTCGGCGGCATAGTAACCTTTGAAGTTAAATCCCGCCGGTCTCCAATCCCTCAGATGCATTCCTTGATGATATGTAAATGTATAAAGCTTGCCTAAAGCTTTATTGTCCAGCAATTCGTGTATTTTCTGAATCCCAGGATGATAAATAAGCGAACATGACGGACAGTATGTTCCTTCGGTGTAGCTCACGATATCAGCTTCGCAAAATACGGGTATTCCAAGCTTTGACGCGAGCGCAATATATTTACCTTTAGTTTTTGGGGGGCTTGAAACTATCATACAATCCGGTTCATACGTCTGCACAACTTCATCAATCGCCGTTTTGTCAGTTACATCCCATACCGTAAAATTATTATACCCAAGTGCTTTCAAACACCTTTGCCTACGTTTACTCATAGATCCATTTCCAACTAGCAATATCTTCATATCTCCACCTCAATAAACCTTTCTGTTTCGTCAATATCATTCAAGCAGTCACCGTTCCAGTTATACACCGCGCTATGTCCATTGGCATTGATTCCTGCCACGGTACACTTGTTTTCAATCGCCCTTGCCTTAAGCAATGCATCCCAATGATGTATGCGTTCAAGAGGCCAATCTGCCGGAATTATAATAAGGTTAGGACTTTCCATCCTTGCAAACAATTCCGGAAAGCGCAGGTCATAGCAAATCACAACATATGTTTTCATACCGTTTATGTAGGTATATGGCAATGTCTTTCCCGGGCTTCTGCCATCGTCATATCCTGGGAACAGGTGATTTTTCCTATAGGCAAAAGAGCATATTGTGTATGTGTTATACTTTTTGCCGAAACGATGTTCCTCAAATCCATAACCTGTCATGCTGTTTATATACGCCGGTTTGATAAGTTCAGGGTAAAAAACAGGATGGTTTGCAACAATACACTGCTTGCCATCCTTTACCTGCACAAGTGTTATTTTCAATCTTTCCACCTCACAAATCTTTCCTCGTTTCGGTTATAGTTAATGCCAGCAATTTCAGGATGCTTATTAAGGTAACTGCATATTCCACCGACATACAGATTCCTTTTGCAGTGAGTTAAAATGTCGTCTATAAGCGCAAAATCCTCGGCATAGTCCATTGTCAAGAAATACGGTTCGTTATAGTTGAACTTTATTTCCTTATGCCTACCCTTGAATATCTGTACTCCCCAGTTTGTGTCAGAGTCAAAGTTGATGCCTTTTAGACATTCTACGGGATAAGCTATAATATTCAATCCAAGCGGCAAACCTACTGTTTTAATCGGCACAAGCTCTTTTAGTTGCGTTATATGGTAGTAGACGGATTGAACAATCTCAGGGCTGCACAAAACGTCATCCCCGTCCGCTTCAATTATCCACTCAACGCCGTATTTTTGAGCGCAATCACTGTGCCGTTTGATGATGTTGGTTTCATCCCCATAAAAAATGCCTACTGCGTTTCTATCCACAATAGGCTGCATATATTGGTGATCTTCCGAAGTGTCAGGTACTGTCATGATGATAGGTATTTTTGTTTTCTTTAGGCGACTGATAAGGATGTCTGTTACTGTTTCGCCGTTGACTTGCAATAATGCTTTACGTGGCAATCTTCCTGAACCAACACGAGTTGTAACAAAAATAGCAATATTCATATTTCCTCCAACATTTCAACAATCTTTTTACTTGAATTTCCCGAACCATACGGATTATCGCATTTCCCTGTTAGCGCGTTCCATTCCCTTGCGCGGTCTATAGCGTCCAGAATAGCGTCTGTTTCGCAGGGACATGTAAACGTATTACTGCCTTTAATTCGTCCGTCCTGACGGTTACCTACGCTAATAGATGGTATATTGAAGGATGGCGATTCAATAATGCCGCTTGACGAGTTCCCAACCATAAGTTCTGCATATTGAAGCAGGGATAAGTAGGTTAGGTGGTCTAAATTATCCACGCAATGCCATAAGTGCGGCTTACAGTCAGAATATCGCCCTGCATCGTCATAACTTTGTGCTACTTGGCGAATGATTTCGTTGCAGGGATCCGTGTTAGGCATGATAAACAGTATCTGCTCACCTGTTTTGTCCAGTGCAACACAAAATTCCTTGATTTGGCGCTCTGTGTCGGGCAGTTCTTTTGTTACAGGATTGTAGCACGCCACAATAAACGGTAAATTTAAGTTGATTGGTACGGTTATTTCGTCTTTTGTAAGCAGCTTTGAGCGAGTGAGCCAATCTAAGCCAGTCGAGCCGACATTGAAAATATGGCTGTTGTCTAATATAAGGTCATCAAAATTAAATTTATGCATACAACTATAATGGTCTGGCGCACATAACCCCCTCATTCTTGCTACGTTTCGGGCGTATTGCTCAGTTGCGGTAAAATGATATGTCGCCATTTGAGTAATGCTGTTGCGGATTTCATCGTCAAAGCTGCCAATAGTAGTCTCGCCACCATACAGATGTACTATTGGAATGTTCAGTAACAGCGCCGTTGTGGCTGCTACTAACATTTCCCATCTATCTCCAAGGCATAGAACTATATTAGGCTTTATATCTGACATTATTTTAAGGCATTCTGAATAAAAATGGCCATAATCGTGTATGGCTTTTACTTCTGTTGTAATGTATGTACAGTCAAATTCATTTAAAATGCTATCAAAGTTATGGTGATTGATTGGCAAAATTATTTGCAATTGCAGGTTAGGGCTTGCATCTATATCTTTCATGATGAAGTATAGGTATCCGTAATCTGCCCGGCACGTGGTTATAACACAGATACGTTTCATAATGCCTCCTGCAAATATCTCCACTTTATTCCGCTTTTAATGTTATAAATTGTACATTCTGCTACGCCATACTGTAAGGCTATTATTTTAGGATGTCTTTTGTCTAAAAGTATTTTTATAACCTGTTGTTCTGTTAATTTAGCGCTCCAACTTTCTTCTCCGGGATGAGGTTTATAACGGTGTCTGCCCTTCGCGTCTCTGTCGTTTGAATTTTCTTTGAAAGTTCCACATTTTAAATGTTCAGGGTTTATACACATCGGATTATCACACGTGTGCATTACCACTTGTCCAGAAGGTATTTGTCCAAAACACTGTTCGTATATAAAGCGGCTCATATGATTTGGTTTTCCATCCCATCTATATTGGATATATCCATCATTCCCGGGTTTGTGACTTGTACAAAGCCAACATCCATCTTTTTCTATCCACGATATCGGTCTTTTTTTCATATTTAGCACTCCTTAATTGCGCTTTTTAAACATTTGCAAACTTCGTCAATTTCGTTTTCTGGCATGCCGGTATAGAAAGGAATTGCCAATGTCCTACTTGAAACCAGTTCGGCTATAGGATAATCACCGTGTTTATAGCCCATTTCCAAATATGGTTTTTGGGTATGTATTGCTGGAAAATACGGCTTACATTCGATGTCATGGTCAAGTAGGTATTGCATAACTTTGTCACGGTTGTCAACCTCAATGGTATAAACGAACGGGCATACATCAGGCACAGTGAATGATTGCTGATTTATCATCCCACTTAAAAACAGATCACCTAATTCAATTGTATACTCCAGAGCCGCATGTTGACGTTTTAGCTTGATTTCGTTCCAATGGTTAAGCTGCACAATGCCTATGGCGGCTTGCAAATCTGTCATTCTATAATTGTACCCTATGTAAGTTGAATCAAGCCATTTATCACCCTTTTTGCGCCCCTGATTACGCATCGCCTGACAATATTCAGCTATATCTTTGTTGTTGGTTACAATACATGCGCCTTCGCCCGTGCATAGCTGTTTATTCGGATAGAATGCGAATACTTGCGCATCAAACGGACGGTCTATTTTGCTGCCAAATGACTCACAGGAATCAAGAATGATTTTGGTGTGATTATAGTGCTTATTTTTTATGCGTCCATCGCTTAACTTAAAAGTATCAACTGGCAATCCAAATATATCTGCCGGAAGAATTGCTTTAATTGGTCTATTGTAATACAACTGGCCTACATATTTTTTATTATATGCTTTTTTTACATCAATATTGTAAGTTTCTCTGTCTATATCTACAAACAAAGGCGTTGCTCCAGCATGAACTATGACGTTTGAACTGGCAATAAACGAATAAGGCGAAGTTATAACCTCGTCACCCCGTCCGATGCCGATAGCTTTAAGGCATAAAAAAAGTCCGGCAGTCCCGGACGATACAGCTATGGCATATTTGCATCCGGTATAGTCTGCTATCATTTGTTCGAATTGCTCAACTTTCTCACCTTGTGCGATAAATCCAGATCGCAATACTTTTTCGGTGGCAGATAATACCTCATCTATGTAGGGTAGGTAGGATGGCTTACTTAGTGGTATTTTATACATTGGCATACTCCTTTATATTTTTATAATCCTTCTGGCGGCTCATTTTGATGTAGGCAGTAGTTGATGAATAAAGCTATGGCTACTAGGATAAGATAGACTATAAGGTATTTCATGGGGTTATACCTCGTGTTCTTCGTGGCTATTTATTGCGCTTAACTGGACTTCTGCCTCCAGGTACTTTATCATTGCACAGCGAGTCATGGCGTGGGATATGCGATCTTCACCTTTGTCTCTCATTGCTTTAGCTGTCAAATGTTGCATTGCGTGGTTTAAGTGTTCCCACGGTTCAATATTCTTCCACTCATCCGCGCCGTGTTCCTTCTCGCCGTCTATCATTGTCTGTAATACTGTGTCATAAGCGATTTTAGCTATTTTTAGGTAGTCAGGATTAATGCCTATAGGTGAACACCTTGGGCTGTTGATTGCGACAGGCTCTTTGAATTTAGGAGTTTTAGCATATTGCCATGCTGCACCATTACTAACTGTAACAGAATCCTTGTGTGAATAGATGCTGTCTGATGCCGTTGAACCAACGTTTTTTAGTATGCCTGCTTGTTTACCATCAATTGAATTATACATAATATATCCCCCTATAAATCCCCCTTACCGCCAGAAGCATTTGTTCTTCACAATAAACCTTGAACTTTTAGGCTGCGGATGGGGAGAATGATTAAACTTTTTCGTATGTCTTTTCAAATACATCCGGTTTGCACGGATAGAACTCACCATTTACGCCTTTAATGATGTAATCATTTTCAGACACATTCATTACGCCTTCTAATGTTTGAATTTCTCCAGCAATAACATTTCCGCCATACTGGGACCATAATCGAATATCTTTGTGCCCAAACTCATTTGGGGATCCTTGTTCAAAATTCTTTTTGGTGAATTGCCATGCTTCAACAACTACCGGCTTTTTCCTATACTGCGCCATACTGCGCCTCCTTCATCTCCGCCACGTTATATGTTTCTGTAGGTGTTGTATTTATTGCCCTACTTTTTAACTGACTGAGCAGGTCGTTTCTTGTTTGTGGTTGTTCCTGTTTATAACAACTGCATGTTATTGTTGATTTAAATGGATATCCCGTTACGGGAAGCTGTCCTTCAAGCCTGTCAAATTCTTTTATGTACATACATACCGGTTGATGTGTACAGTCTTTGCATTGCATTTTTGTTTACTCCTTTCGTCTCATTTTTATCTGATGCCTTGCGGCGGTCAGGCTGCTTGCGTTTCACTTTAAAGGCATAATAAAAGGACAGTTGTGAGGTTTCCTGTCCTACAGTCTGGCCGGGCTGCTTATGCCGGGATGTTAGTTTTTTTTGCATCTTACTTTAAATTTTGGATTATTTATGTTTGCTAAACATTCGCGTACAAATAAATCATAATTTTCATTAGTGACTCTGCATGTATGCCGTATTGTAGTCATCTGCCGTTCTTGATCGGCACAAGTTACAACATTGTTTGCCTTATCCCAGTAAGGAGTATGGAGAAAATCATCCAGTTTA